TCTTGGGTTAAACTGGAAAAAGTTTTGAACTTCGATAAAAGTTGTAATTGGATCTTCAAATCTAAGTCTAAATGATATAACAGCCAAATCATCAGCTAAATTTAATATTGATTGTTTTGTATTTGCTTGTACTAATGCTGTCACATCATCCTCAAAATCAATTGATACATAAACAGCTCCAAATTCTGGATCTAAGTTATCTTCACCACCCCAAGCTTTAATGTCTTTAATAAGAGTAGAGTAATTACGTAGAATCAGTGATGAATAATCGGCAGCTGTAACCATTCTGTTTTGAGCGGCATATTGAAATGGCGCATTTTTACGAATTGACTCTATAGATTCTTTATCATCACCACCCACAGAATTAGTTACAGTTGTAACACTTAATGAGACTGGTGTTGTTACGCCAGCTGCTGTATCACTAAATTGACTTGAAGCAGTAAATGTTGAAGCACCATTAGCACCCGCTCCGTTTGTATTTAAGTAAATAACTTCAATCTTTGCGCCGCCTGCAGGAGCAATGCCAAATGTTTCACCGTCCCCAAATGATAGTTCAAAGTATCCATTAGGTGCTTCTTTTAAAATATAAATTGTTGTTTGTGAGTTAATAGTTGTCGCATTAATAATATTAGTATAAACAGCATATGTTGAACTAGTTACGCTTTCATACACTCTTACTTCAACTGTATCAGCATCAATAGTTGTTTCTGGTATAACATAAACTGGGTTATCTTCATATTTGCCCACGATAAAGGTTTTTGTTTTCTGTGTACCTTCATAAATTTTAAGTTCACTAGACCCATTTGCATCTACAAAACTATAAAAACCTGTCCCATCATCAGCTGCTGTATAGTCTTCAATAGTTTGAAATGTATAAGAAACATCATCAACTGTTGCGGTAAAGTTCGTTCTTGCTGGTAATGTTAAATTAGAACTTCTACCAGCTTCTGTTGTTGTAAGACTAATATTAACAATACCCTGTGAAGCTGTATCAGTATCAGGAACATAGCCAATACCTTCAGATAATGAAACTACTGAACTTCTTAATTGCGCGGTGCTTAGATATGATTCGTTCAAAGCAAAGTTAGCAACAAGAGCATTTATGTGTGTGTTGTAAGCTAGGACATCTAGAATATTTGAAAGACCAGAGGCTTCAAAATTATAGTCCGTAAACTCTTCTTTCGCTGCTAAATACGTCTTAAGATTATTCTTAATAGTATCAAAATCTAGTGCTGTGGATCTAATAGTTGTTGCCATGTTATCTTAGCCTTGATAAAACTGTTGTAAATGTTACAATTTCTTCTGAATTTACAACTTGAAATTCTATTGTTACCTCAACACTATTTTGATTTGGTCTGTAATTTACTAGTATATCAATTAGTTGTGCTCTTGGTTCATATGTCTCAATGTTGTAAATAATATTGTCTTTAATATCGTTTTCTGTTGTTTCGTCTGCTAACTCAAACAACTGCGATCTGATATCACCGCCAAAGAACGGTTGAAATGGTTTCTCATAATGATTTGTCTGTATCAAAGTTTTGATGGCTTGCTTTACCGATGAAGCATCTTTCTTTGTATAGATCTCACCATTTGGCTTTGCAGTGAAAGTCAAATCAATATCTTTAAATAACTTATTCCTACTAGTAATTAACGTACTAGTAGATAAGTTACCATCTTCTCTTGATAAAACTCTTGTTGTTGCCATTTTTCAATTCTTTTTCTTTTATTTATAAGTGTTTTAAAAGTTTCCATTAAAAGGTGGACTAATCCTCTTAATGTATTTTCCCCAGTGGTCATCAATACCTTTACCACCCCAACGCGTGTTAGTATAGCCCCAATATCTATTTCTACCCGTATCAACATGAAGAAATACTTTACCAAATCCAAAGCCTGTAAATCCTGCTTTCATGGCGGCATCAACTAGTTTAGCAAGTTTAGCATTATCAAATCCACTAATACTAATATCTAATGCAATACCTTGGAAATGAACACTGGTTGGTCTGTATTCTGGACTAGTTGGATCTAATCTTTTAGTTTCTAACTTCGGCAATGCGTCATTGATATAAAGCTTTTCACCGAAGTACTCTTGCATTCTTCTGTATTCATTATTTAATAGTCGTGTCATATTAACTAAAGCATCAGGCTTTAGACCTCTAGAACCTGTTTTACCATTAATTGTAATGAGCTGATTACTTTCATTTAGTTTATATAATGGATCAAATGCTGTATTAGCATTAATACCAAAGTCACCTGATTCATCTAAATCTTCTGATGGTTTAGCTGGTGTAGATGGTACAGCAAGACACTCAACTAGTTCACCGTTTGCTAATTTAGAACCATTATATTGTGTTTCAACTTCACGACTAAAAGTACCTTTCCAGTCGGTATCTAGTTCTGGTAATACTAAAATAATTTGAGCTTCAAGTCCGCCTGATGGATCAAACTCGTCATAATGTAATATTAGTTGATCAAAGTACAATGTATCTTTCCAGTACTCTGCTAAATCAAACATTGCAGCAGCATCTTTTTTACCATTAGTATCTAATAGTTGATAGACTATTGCTCTACCTTTGATTTTCAAATCGTTAATTGAATTAGGAGTAATAGTTTCATTAGGTCCAGGTCTGTAAATGCCTTCTACAACGTTTAATCTGTAATTTGCAAAAGCTGCTTTATTTGTGTTGACTGATCTTAAAACCTCAGCATGATAATACAAATGCCTAGCAATGTCTCTACGTTGTTGCTGATTTTTAATAAAGTTAAAGTTGGTTGCATCACCACTACCCGCTAGGAACTTAGTAATTGATACACCAGGTGCCAACTTTGTTTTTTCTGTAATAATATCTTCAAAGTCTGGGTTATATAGTGGATCAGGAATTAGATTAACCTTGACCTTTTTGGGTAAGAAGGGATCTAGACCAACATATGCATTTGCACTACCAATTTTATTTTGCCCAATCTTAGGTGTTGAACTTCCTTTTATTACTCTACCTATACCTGTTGGTGCAGTCTTACTAATATTCCTTGATACAATATTTTCTTTTATAGCCGCAGATGTAAATCTAGAATTATTTTTGTTTGCTATATCACGAGCTTTAGATCTTACAATACCAGTAGTAGCTTGTTTATCGTATAGTCCATCGTATGCTGTGTTTTTATCGATTAGATTTTTAATAAATCCACCTTCATCAATACGAGAAACAATAATACCATTTTCTTTTACTAGATATGTACTCAGTGTTAGATTCTCTGCAACATCAGGTTCATCAAAATCTGGTGCACCAGGGTCTGCAGGATTAACAGCTGTACCAGTACTACCTGGAGCTGAACCAGCAGTATTTGCACCTAGTGCTTTATCAGCTAAAGCAGCTTCTTTTGCTTTACCGATTAGATTGCCATAGAATGTTGGTGCTTCAATAGATCCTACAAATGACGCTTCATTGCCCTTAATATCAATAGATTGCCCACCAATAATACCATTAGTACCAAATGCATTCAGTGTAGTTGCTGCAATTGTTGTCTCAGGTGCTGCTGTACTAATTTTAGTTTCTGATGTAAGTGTTGTATCACCACTACTAATGTAAGTTGCAGTTCCATCAACATTGTTGCTATAATCACCCTTGACATTCGTCGATAGTCCACCAAGATATGTTTGCACCGCCAATTGAGTTGACGTAGTTGAAATACTACCACGCACGACATCACTTTTAATCTCACCAACGTTAGTTCTTTGCGAACCTATAATATTTGTATTAACATTACCCTTGGCATTTACATTAAAGTCAACACAATCTACATTAAAATTGCCATCAACCTTTAGTGTTAAGTTACCTTTATAGACTAAATCACCATCACCTTCTACAATAACGGTTTGATCCGCACCTGATATTTGAACTGTATTCTTTGTAGAACTTAATAATATAGTTCCATCATTTCTCATTTCTATACCAGATCCAGAGTTGTGCCTAATTAATACTCTTTGATTGCCAGGTGTATCATCAATCTCAATAATATGTGGATCAGGTCCAGGACTTTGTGAAACTTGATTATATGGATATTGCGACGTAGTAGGTTGGCCTAAGTTTAGTGGTACACCAATTTCCCCACCGCCTACATATAAATCATTTCTTTTAGAACCAGTCGCAGCAAAGTTAATATTGCTACTAAAGAAATGCTCTGGCTTTGGGTTTTGGCCAGATGGATCATGATCATTAGTAGGGATTACGCCTTGTGATACATTATCAACCATTGTCAGTTACTCTTTGCTTAATTAGTTTATCTCTAGTAAAGGGTTTTTGGGTAAATGTGTTAGTGTAAACATTCTTTTTATTAAATTCAGATTCAATAAATGAACCAACATCAAAACCTGGAGCTGTATTAGTAGTATCAATATCATTCATACCTAACACTTGAACACCCGGCCATGCATCATATGCTTTATCTAAAAATAATTTATACGTGTCAAGTTGTGCAGAGGTTAAAGAACGACTCGATAATAACTCTTCTGTATATGGATAGTTTCCTACCGGAGCATTAATCCCACCGACAAAAGCAACTTGTACAGAATATAAATGGTGATTGTTAACAAGTGACTTACCAACATCTTCACTTGGTCTACCACGCTGTAAAGATCCGTCTTTTTTAATTATATAATGGTAGCCAATACTATTACCTTTATTTTGTGCTGTTTGATGCAGTTCTTCTGAACCTATGTTTTGATTTTTAAATGTCGCTGTCCAATCAACAATTACTTCTGTGATTTCCCTATTAATACTTTTCAGCTCAACCTCTAGTTCTTCATGAGTAGTTACGAGTGTAAATTTATGACCAGGAGTTAATGATTGTTTATTGACTCTAGATGATTTAGTATTTTCGTTATCCCAATTCTTTTTGTAATCATCTAATACTTTAGATCTATTTTCTAAATCTCTTTGGTTTTCGCTATTTGTATTTGAGCTAATTCTATTATCAATTGCCTTTAATCTATTTTCAATTTCACTAAGCGTCAAGTCAGACTTGTCTTCTAATTGTCTTGCTGCAGCTCTAAAATCTTTACTTGCAATTAGTCTATTTAATTCACTTAGTTCATTGGGTGGCAATTCTACAGAAATTCCGTTTTTTACTAATATTCCATTAATAGTACGAATAGAATTACCATTAGTTTGTTCAACTATGTTTTCCACCAATGACGGAAAACCTGAATTAATATTATTAGAAGCTGCAGCTAAAGAAGCATTTAAATCAGATACAATACTAGCTCCAACACCTGATGCATTTGATACAACTTCTGATATAATAGATTCAAATGATTTTTCTATTTTTTCAAATTCATCCACATTTAGGTCAATAGTATTTCTTAATACATTTTGCAATTCTTGTGGTGTAGCACTTGTAGCCTTTTCGGCATTAAAAGATATAGCTTCAGGTGATGCTGCTGTAATTCTAACTTGCCTTTGATCTCCAAACTTAGTTTTCAAACCAGGCAGTTGATTAGTAATTTGTGCTATGTCTAATTTATTTGTTTGTTGAATAGGTCTAGAGTCTGTGATAGAATCTATTGTATCATCAGCACTTTGTGTAAGTGACTTAACACCACCTACTGTTTGATTTAGCTTAGTACCAACTTTAGAAGTGGTAGCAACCCTATGAGTATCTACAATGTCAGATACAGTAGAGTTGTCCAACCTTTCTTGTTGGCTCTTATTAATAGATTGCATTCTATCTTCTAGTATTTGTTTAGAAACGTTAGACATATTATTTCCAGTTATTTAATACTTTAGCATTACTAGGGATACCATCACGAACTCCAACGCCCACGACTCTTCTTCCGTACCATGGTTGCCATCCTTGCTCAACTGCACGGTCAAGTGCAAACTGAATTTGTTTTCTAATACCTATTAGATTATTATCAGTTCTTAGATCTCTACCTGTTAGTCTTTCATATTCATTTCCTAATCCACCACCTCTATATAACTGGTATGGACCATAGCTTTGTTCTCTTGCGCCATTTCTTACAACTTGAGATTGGTAATCGGTTAAACCTTCAGATTGATAAATTTTAATAGCAATAGAAGGATCAATGTTTCTTGCTCGAGCTTCGCGCGTAATATTTTGTTTTATTATATCTGTTGTTAAATCCACTGGATAACCTGGAGGCTGATAATTTGCTGTTACAGGATCATTCGGGGCTTGAGTTCCAGGTGGGATTGGTGCACCCTGTCTTTCCGATTGTACTTCTTGAGTAAGTGTTGGTATTTCAAATTGGTTTAAATGACCAAGCACTAAAGGCAATTGAGATGTTTTACCGTCCATAAACAGGCCAAATACAAAGGCGCCAGGTTGTAGTTGAGGTATTTTACCAATACCTGATGTACCACCTTCAGTTCCTGGCATTAAAACTTGCGCCCATGGGAGAGCAGATTGAGGAATGTCTGCCTGATCAGAAGAGTGAATACCATTAATATGTACTTGTACTCTGCCTAGAAGATCTGGATCAAGATTATCGACAACTCTGCCAACAAACCATCTAATGTTATCTCCGTAAAAACCTGTACTACCAAACATTATCTGTAACGCCTTTCATCAGCAATACGTGAAACAACAAGTGAAACAGTATGTTTATTTAAATCGCCCATATTAAATATATGTCTTTTATTCGTAATTAAAAATTGGCCTGACATTTTGTTATTTCTTGACTTAGCAAACTCAGTTATATCATCAACTTTTTCATTAATAAAAAATTCCATAGAGATCCTATTACCAACAGAAGTTAGATTTGGAGAATTGTTAAGAAGAAAATAAAAGCCTGGGACTAATATTTGGTATTGATTTTTGTTTAGCAAATTCATTATAGCAGATTTATTCATTCTAAGATAATAGCTATTCGGGTCAGATTCCCATGTCCAATTGTCCACACCGTCTTCGAAAGGATGTGTAGGACCAGATATTTCATTGAATCTTTTACTTATGTGTTCATCAAGTCTTCTATTATCATTACCTGTAGGATCAGGAACAAATAGCTCATCATATA